ACTGATAACCTTCTGACTATGAAAAGTAGTTTGTTAATAAAACCAAACCAACATATTTAAGGAGAAAATTAATATGTCAAATGCAACAATATCAAGCATTGGTCAGGTAAACTCAGCAGGTGATGCCAACGCATTATTTCTCAAGGTCTTCAGTAATGAGGTGCTTACTCAATTTATAAGAGAGAACCAAATGTTACAAATGTCGACTGTGAGAACTTTAGGTCAAGGAGCTAAGTCTTCTGCCTTTCCTGTTACAGGTTTTGTGAACGCTTCGTATCACACAGCAGGTAATGAGATAACTGGTCAAGCTATCAAACACAACGAAAAAGTAATCACATTAGATGATATGTTATTAGCTGACGTATTCGTAGCTGAAGTTGAAGAACTTAAATCAGCTTACGATGTACGTGCAGAATATTCACGTCAGATGGGGTCGGCTCTTGCAAACAAGGTTGATAAACACCTTCTTTCTTTAGCTATCCTAGCTTCTAGAGTGACTACACCTAATGTTACTGGTGGTAATGTAGGTACTGAAATTACAGACGCAGACGCTAACACTAACGCTACATCATTAATCGACAGCGTATTTGAAGCAATTCAAAAACTTGACGAAAATAATGTACCTAGCGATGGTAGAGTTTGTATCGTAAGACCAGACCAATACTACCAATTAGCTAACGTAGATAAACTTGTAAACAGAGACTTCTCTAGAGATAATGGTGACTTCGGTAGAGGTACAGTATTATCAATAGGTGGTGTGCCGATTGTAAAATCAAACACAGCACAAGAAGTATTTGCTACAGACTTATCTGCTTCAATTAGTGGTACTAACAACACATACAATGGAGACTTCTCTAATACGTATGCTGTTGTAATGCACAATAGTGCAATAGGTACAATTAAGAGAAAAGATTTAGTTATGGAGTCAACTTATGATGCGAGAAGAATCGGAACGTTGATGACAGCGAGAATGTTGATGGGTTCTAATATCCTTAGACCTGAGTCAGCAATTTCAATCAAAACTGCATAATAACTAACAAATCATAGGCGGAGAGTTAACACAGACAATCTCCGCCTGTGTTTAAAATAATATGACAACACAAACACGAACTTCAGAACTTGAAGCTGTAAATACAATTCTTTCTACAATAGGTGAAAGTCCTCTTAATACATTAAGTGGTTCATTGCCTGTAGATGGAACAATAGCTAAAAATGTTTTATCTGAAGTAAGTAGAGAAGTGCAATCACAAGGTTGGCATTTTAATACACATTATAAAGTCACTTTAACTAGAGACACAGATAACAAAATTCCACTAGCAACTAACATCGTTAGAGTAGAAGTAGACCCAAGAAGATATTCTAAAGTTAGTTATGATATAGTTCAAAGAAACAATTTTTTATATAATCTTGCAAAGAATGAAGAAACTTTTGATACAAACTTTCAAGATGCTACAGCAGTATATCTATTACCTTTTGATGAAATACCAGAACAAGCTAAAAGATATATTACAATAAGAAGTGCAAGAATATTTCACGATAGAACTTTAGGTGCTAATACAATTCATAAATTTTCACAAGAAGACGAAGCAAAAGCATTAAGTATTTTAAAACAAGCAGAAAGTCATACTGGTGATTATTCTATATTTGATACACCAGAACAGGCTTATACAATTATTAGAGGTCATTAATGGCTTTAGTAAGTCGTACCATTCCTAATTTAGTACAAGGGGTCTCACAACAACCTGAAGTATTAAGATTAAATTCACAAGCAGGTGAACAAATAAATGGTTTTTCTTCTGTTGTAGAAGGATTGAAGAAAAGGCCACCAACTGAATATGTAGCAAAACTTTCAGGTAGTTCTTTAGGTAATGCTTTTATTCATACAATTAACAGGGATTTGAATGAACGATACATTGTGGTTGTTAGTAATGGCAGTATTGCTGTGTATGATATTGATGGAGTTTCTAAAACAGTTGTAAATCAAACTAATGCAACAAATTATTTAAGCAGTAGTAACCCAAAGTCTGACTTTGTGTGTATGACTGTTGCTGATTATACTTTTATAGTTAACAAAAACACTACTACAGCAATGGGAAGTGCCACTTCTTCTGCTAAAGTAGAACAAGCTGTTTACTCAGTATTACAAGGAGTAAATAGCACTAAATATTCAATTACAATTGATGGTACGACTTATTCATTTACGTCATCAAATACTAATAGTGAAGATATAAGAAATGGCCTGAAGTCAGCTATAGGCTCACCTTCAGGTATAACAGTTTCAAATATTGGAAACTCTAGTTTTTCAATAGTTAAATCTTCAGGAACACTTACAGTCACAGCTTCCGATGGTTATGGTAATGATGCTTCACAGGTAGTTAAAGATAAAGTTCAAAACTTTTCTGATTTACCTGTACCTGCAATTAATAATCAAATTGTCCAAGTTACTGGTGATGCAGATAGTGGATTTGATGATTATTATGTTAAATTTATTGAAGCAGATAATTTATGGCAAGAAACAGTAGCACCAAATACTAAAACAAGTTTTGATGAAACTACAATGCCACACATTTTAATAAGAACTGCTGATGGAAATTTTAGATTTACTCAAGTAGATGGAAGTACATATACAATATCAGGAACAGATTATGATGTACCTGCATGGGGAGATAGAATTTGTGGAGATATAGATAGTGTACCTGACCCAACTTTTATAGGAAGAAAACTAAATGATATTTTCTTTCATAGAAACAGATTAGGTTTTCTAGCAGATGAAAATGTTATTATGTCTAGAAGTGGGGAGTTCTATGAGTTCTTTCCTGAAACAATTACACAAGTATTAGATACATCTCCAATAGATGTAGCTTCAACTCACACAAAAGTTTCTATACTTCGTCATGCAATTTCTTTTGATGAAGAATTACTTTTATTTTCAGACCAAACACAATTTGTATTAAGTGGTGGTGCAACATTAACTGCGGAGAATATATCAATCAATGTCACAACAGAATTTGAAACAGACAAAACAATTAAACCAGTTGGTGCAGGAAGTAACGTCTACTTCGGCTTCAATAAAGGAAGTTTCACAGGTATTAGGGAACTTTTCATTGCGTCTGACACAGATACAAAACAAGCTGACGATATTACAGCGAATGTGCCTAAGTATATTCCTGCTAACGTCTTTAAACTTTCTAGTGCTACTAATGAAAATATTATCGTAGCTTTAAGTTCAGACGAAGATAATGCTCTTTATGTATATCAATATTATGTAAGTCAAAATAGAAGACTACAAAGTGCTTGGAGTAAATATACTTTTGGAACAGCTTCTACAGACAGTATTTTAAATATAGACTTTATTGAAAATGAATTGTTTATAATAAATGAAAGAAGTGATGGTGTTTATTTAGAAAAAATGAATGTATCACCTGCATTAACTGATACTGGTGAAACTTACTTAACTCATTTAGATAGAAAATTAGATAACACAGAAATTACTGAAAGTTATAACGCAGGAACTAACCAGACTACAATTACACTTCCATACCAAATAAAAAATACTATGAAAGTAGTAGGTCGAAGTGGTGCTAGTAATAAAGCAGGTCAAGAGATAGCAACTGTATCTCAAACTGTAGGTGGAACTGATATTGTTATTTCTGGTGATATTACAGCACAGAATTACTTTATAGGTGAACAGTATGAATTTAAGTTTCAGTTTTCACAGCAATTTATACAAGTAGCAGATACACAAGGTTCTAGAATTTCAGTAAAAGAAGGTCGATTACAGATAAGAAATTGGAATGTTTCTTTCAATGATACTGGTTATTTTACTACAGAAGTTAGTCCAGTAGGTAGAGATACATCTACTACGACTTACACAGGAACTATTACAGGAACAGGACTACTAGGAACAGTAAACCTTGAAGATGGAGATTATACTTTTGCAGTTCAATCAGAAAATGACAAACTTACAGTAGTCATTAAGAACGATAGTCATTTACCATCAAATTTTATCAACGCAAGTTGGCAAGGTTATTATGTTACCGCTTCATCAAGAGTTTAATGGAATTAGAAAAACTATATTTGAAGATATAGATTTTTTAGCACCAAGATTAAGATTTGAAGATAAAAGAGAAATTTTAGATAGTACAGGCCTTAATCCTTATCAAGCATTATCAGAATGTTTTAAGTGTTCTGAAATATCATTAACCATTGTAGATACTAAAAATATTCCTGTAGGAATGTTTGGTGTTTCTGAAGATGGTGCTATTTGGTTATTAGCTACGCCAGATATAAAAAGAATACGCTTCTCTTTTTTAAGAGAGAGTAGAAAAGTAGTTAATCTTTTAAACCACAAATATAAAATACTTTGGAACTTCGTAGATTGTAGAAATGAATTACATTTACGTTGGTTAAAGTGGTGTGGTTTCAAATTTTTAAGAAAAATCAATTATGGAGTTAATCAAAAACCTTTTTATGAGTTTATAAAATTATGTGTGTACCACCACAAGTCGCACTCGTAGCTTTAAGTGCAGGGTCTTCCTTTTTACAATACCAACAACAGAAGAAAGCCCAGAAAGATGCACAAGCACAACAGATAAGACAAAATGAAATTGCAAAGAAAAATGCACTTCAAAGATATGCTTCTGAACAATTAAAGATTAGACAAGTTGCAAAGCAATCTTCTCAAAAAGGATTTGAAGCAACTCTAAGAGCAAGAAAAGCTAGAGCAGAGTTTGTTACTACAGCAGGTAGTTCAGGTATTGCTCTTTCAGGTTCTACTAATGCTTTACTTGCAGACTTTTATAGAACTGAAAGTAATTATAAAGCATCACTTGCTAGAAATTTAGATATTAATGTTTCACAGTTTGAAAGAAACTTAGAAGCTATTCAGTTTGGACAAGAAGCACAATCAACTTATGTTCAACCACCTAATCCTGCAATGTTATTTGCGTCAGCAGTAGGGAATGTAGCTAACACATATTATGGCATTGAGATGCAAAAACAAAATATGGGTTTGATGACTAACTACGACAAAAGACAGGCAAAGAAAAATAGTGGAACAACAACACCATACATTGATGTATAATGGGTAGAAAAAAGACAGAATTAAATCTTCAGGCAGAATTACCTGAAGTAAGGTCTACAGATTTTAATTTATTTTATAAACCTGACATAGCACCAAGAGATAAATCAATAGACATATTTACTAAGTCTATAGATAACTTTGTGAATAATGCAGGTACAGCAATGGTTCTTAATGCTGAAAAGAAAGAGAAAGAAGTAAGTGAAGCTGAAGCATTAAAACAATTTAATGACAATAGAACAGGTTTTAATGAAGCTGTAAAAAAAGGTGAAATACCTAAAGAAGCTAATCCATATTTCCAAGAAAAATACAAAGAATTAACTTTAAATAAGAAAGCTAAAGAGTTTCAGGAAAGAGTATACAGAGAGTATGCTGAAAAGAATGTACTAGATAACCCAGACCCTAATGCTTTTGATAAGTTTTATAATGATGAATTAAAGAACTTTCTTTCAGAAAACAATCTAGGTGTATTTGATGCACTACAATTAGAAAAAGGTTTCTTTAGCGAAACATCTAAAACAAGAAACTCTTTATTTAATACTCATGTTAACTCACAAATGTCTAAGATTGGTGAGGATTATAAAAATAATTTTAAAGAAAGTATTCAAGGTAAGTTTGATAAAAATAGAAGTAATGAAGAAATAGGTGCTGACATATCAGCATTTGTTCAAGACGCAGTTAAAAATGGTTTAGGAAAATCTTCTGCACAAAAGTATTTATTAGAAAGTTTAAGTGACTGGTCTAAAACTACAGGTGATTTAGAGTTTGCTGAAAGATTACTTAGAGATTTACCAAATCATTTAAACTTATCAGGATTAGGTTCTTTAAGTAATGTTAAAGGTCTACAAAATGATTTAGATGCACTTAAAGAAAATATTAATACTAGAATTATAAAGAAAGAATAAGACGACAATACA